TCATCCCAAAAATATATTGGTCCACCTCTAGGTGCAGCAAGAGTATCATCACCAAAATTATCTATAGTCCATAATCTAAGTTGATTGGTTAAAGATAAATCAGCTTTTGATCCCCATGTTCCTGCTCCCCAAGGATTTACACCCCAACCAGTAGTACGAACATAAACATCTAGTCCTGAGTTAATTTGATATACACCATCTACCCCTGAACCACCATTCCCTGTATCACTTGAATTAGCAGTAACAGTATTACCATCACTATCTTTAGCAGTAAAAGTATAAGTATCTGCAGTAGGAACAGAATCAATTTGATATTCTTGATTTAAAACAGTAGCTGTAATTAATCCACCCAAACTAACAGCTTGTGCAAAAGTAACAAAATCTCCTGCAACTGCTCCATGTGCATTATCAGTAGCTGTAATAGTAGATGATCCATTAGTTGCTGCAAATACAACACCATTAGTAGAAGTAGCTCTAATAGGATTTATATCGTAATAAATATCTCCATTAAGAACATAAAGTTTTTGATGAGTACCAAGTATTATAAACTGATCTCCATCAATAGCTTTATATGGGTATAGTTTTCTACAAGTTCCAATAAAACTTCCATCAGTAAATTTATCCCAGCCACCTATGCGTTCAGGTTTACCTTTACGAAATCTTACTTTGTCAGCATCAAACCAACCATATTCATTACTGTAGTTAGTACCTTCTTTATTTATACCGGGTCTAAAAACATATTTAACTAAAGGCATTACACAGCACTCCAGTCTTTATCTTCAAACATTAATGCTTCTGCTTCTCTCCGTCTTATTAATCCTTCTAAAACTTTACCATTTGCTTTATTCCATCTTTTTATTTGACTTGGAATTAAATGGTAATCACCTGCATTTAAAAATTTTAACATAGTAGATGCTTTTAAATTAGCTGGACCAAGATTAAATACCCAAGATACCAAAGCATCAAACTGATTTTGTTTAAGAGGAATCTTTACTAGCTCTTTGATATAACCTTCATACTCTTGCATTTCATGTAATAACAAATTATCTGCTTCTTTTTGCGTAAGAGTATCTCCTTCTTTTACATCTTTAGTTGAACCATAACCTATAGTCCAAACACCTGCTGCACATTGATATGCTTCTAATTTACATCCTTCAAATTTTTTTATTAAAGATATTCCTTCTTGTGATATGTTCATTTATTCTCCTGCGGTGTAGTAACTTTTCTATAATATACAACTACTTCTTGTAACTCACTGATATAGCGTTTCAATTCTTGTGTATTGTATGCCATCAACTCATAGTCGGGTACTGACATAGCAAGAAATACAACATTACCACTATCTTTTTCTATTTGTGCAAGAAACTCATCTAAATTTTTATCTGAAACAACATACCAATATGGATCATTTAAAGATATTTCACGAGGCATAACTGGTTGTGCTATAGATCGTTCTATAGGTTTAGAAATAATTTCTACTTGTTGTCTACTCGGAAACAGACTGCAGCTGGAGATTATCGTCAAGACCATCAATAGTCCTGCTAACTTCTTCGATGCTATCAAATACTTTTTTTGTTCCATTGTTTACCCTTGTTTCAATTAAATTAGGTTTAGCAATAGCTAATTTAGTTAAATTGTGTCTTTTAAATATATCAAGATAACGAGTCATTTCTAATTCTATTTCGTTATTTCTTTTTTGTATTTCTAATAAACCTTCTGATTGCGTTTTAAAATCTTCTTGCAAAGTTTTAATAGCTTCTTTTTGTTCTTGATCTCTTAGCTTAAATGCTTGATTAAGTTCTGCTAGTTTAGAGTTTTCATTCCAAAGAAAAAAAGTAAACAGACCTAGTATTGCAAGTACACCTAATAAAATTCTACTCATTTATTAAACTCTCCCATGCATTCTGTCCATAACTCTGTATTTATTAAATGTTTGCAAACTTCATATTGATTACGCCATTGTTCAGGATCATAAGCATCAGACCATTCTTTTTTAGGCATAGGTACTGTGCAACTTGTAAGTACAATAATGCCTAATAAATAACGCATTATCCGTTTAATGGATTATCGTCTTTATTTTCTAATTTACTTAAATCTTTTTCTAAACTTTGTAAATCAGCTTTAATAGTAGCAATGTCTGTTTTAATTTCAGTTACATCAGGAACAGATATACTATCTATTTCTTTTTCTAAAAACTGAACAGATGTTTCTATAGATGCAAAGCGTTCTTCAATAACTTTCATTTCGTTTTCTGTTTCGCCTAAACCACCAATCTTGGCTTCTAGGTTAGTAATACGATTAACATACTGTGCTCCAGTCCATCCAAATCCTGCTAAGGTAGAAACTATTGTTGCTAAAGCTATAAGCTGTCCTGTTTTGCTTTGAAACCAATCCATAATTATCTCCACATATTAGGTTGATCATTTATCATTTGACCTAACCCTTTTAAATTATCATTTACCAGTCCATAAAAAGCACTAGTATTATCATCTAGTGTAGCAGAAGTATATATATCAGAGCTACTGTACCAGTCTTGAGCATCAGGTACGCTAACTTGTGAATAGTTATTAAAAGCAGGAACATAGCCTATTAGTGCTATTAGTTTAGACTCATCTCCGTATTTACCTGTTTCTTGTTGTTGTTCTTCTATTTCTTCTTGTTGTGCTTCTATGTTTGCTGCAATTATCTTGTCTGCTATTTGATCTGCTTCTGAAGCTGTCATAACTCCTGAAGATGCAGTATCAATTTCGCCTTGTACATTTTGCACTTGCACATCAGCTACAACCATAGATGCTGCATTATCAAATGTAGGCAAAGGTGTTATAGATACAGACATACTATTAGAACTACCTACATCACTTTGCATAGACAGAACTTGGTTTGTTTGTTGTGTTGCACTAGCAAATTGATCGGATGCACTAGGACTGCTAGAGGTGCTAATACCACCACTAGATGCTGTAGAGCTTCCTGTTGATGTATTTCCTGTAGATGAATAACTAGATGTATTATTTGATTGAGAGCCACCAGAGGCTTGTGAGTAGCTGTTAGCTGCTGTTTGTACTCCTGCTCTAACTGCATTAAGTGCTGTAACCATTAATTTGTTTTTACCTGTAGGTTCGTCAGATTCTACTACTGCAAACTCTTCTTGAATTTCTTCTATAGATTCTTCTCTAATTTCTTCTTCTCTTTCTGCAATTCTTTCTTCTTCCATAGCTTCTTGCATTTCTTCTATTTCTTCAAAAACTTCTTCTACAGTTTCTTCTTCAAAGATTTCTTCAAGAAATTCTTCTTCTGGTTCATCAAGATTAACAAATTCTTCTTCAATTCTTTCTTCAAAATGTTCATTAGTTTCTTCATCAAACCATTCCTCTAATTCTTCAATACTATTAAATTCAATAAATGTTTCAGGTTCGCTGTAATCTTCTACTAAAAAAGTTTCTTGAAATATAAATTCATCTAACAATAAATCGTCTTGATGTAATGGCTCATCATGATGTGAAACAAAATCATCTATAAATGGTAAAGGTTCAGGTTCAAAAAATATTATTAATTCTTCAGGTTCAGAGCCATCAAAATATTCTTCAAAGTTATCACCACTAAATTCTTCATAAGATGGAAACATCTCATCTTCAAAAATTTCAACTACTGTAAATTGTTCTTCAAAACCATAATCATTATAGTGATCATCTTCAAATATACCTGTGGCAAATTGTTCTTGCTCATCTACAAAACCATAATCAACATTGCTGTCATCAAAAAAAGCTACTGATTCTTCTTGTGTATATCCTGCACAAAAAGGTGCATATTGTGGATCATCAGCACATTGTTGATCATCATAAGCATCCCAATAGTTAGGGCATGACTCACTATAAAGACCACTGATATTACATTGTTGTGTTAATAAAGCATCTGCATAACCTGAACAACTAGAATCATTTAATGCGTTGCTACAATCAACGCTATTACCACTACCTGATCCATATAAAGAACCGCCATTTTCTAAGTTAGTGTTTTTATCAGAGTTATTCCAGTCGTAGTTATAGCAACTAGAACCATTAGTTGTGCCAGTATTACATTCATCGTGATAGTAATAAGTATAAGAATTTTCTTTTTTAGAACCTATTTCTCCAATAAGAACATCATGGTTAATAATATCTAATGCACCATAGCGTATGTCAAAAGAGTTGTTGTTCCAAAGTATTATTTCAAAGCTGTTGTCTGATGCTCTGTTGTACTCCCTCATGTCGTACCATCCAAAAATCATCTTGCTTGAGTCACCCCAAGACTTCATGCGAGAATCGTTGTCTCGTATTAAGTCTGTCCAGAAAGGGTATATGGTGTAAGTATGCTGTCCATTAATAGGGTCAGGAGTATAGTCATTACAATAGCTACCACTAGAACCAAAATGGAGACATCCATTCGTTGCCATTCGTGCTTGTGTAAAAGTAGAGCCGTAAAAAGTAAAATTAAAAGAAAGATCAATTGCAGGACTAATACCATCATCTACTACCTCATATGCTAACTCACCATTAAAACTATTAGCGTTTGTTTGTAAATGATATAAGTCTTGTCCTGATTC